AAAACAAAAGATTTTGATGCTGCTCAAAAAGCTTTAAGTGAAACTTTTGCAGGTCAAGCAGACAAAGCAGCAGAAACTTTTGCAGGACGTTTAGCAATTTTAAACATAACCCTTGACGAAGCTAAAGAAAAATTAGGTACAGCATTATTAGAACCTTTGTCAAAAGTTGCAGAATTTATGGCAGGACCAATAGCAGACGCTGTAGAGGGCTTAGTAGACGGATTAACTCGTTCGGGTAAACAATCTTTAACTAGAGCATTTTATGACGTTGGTACTGGCGCAGTTACTTTTGGTTACGATATGACTGGTGCTAAAGGTTCAGCATATTTACTTGGTGAACAAATAAGAGATTTAGCAGACGCTACTTCAGAATTGTTAATGATTGACCCTCAAACTGGTGATAGTTTACTGATTAAACTTATTAACTCTTTTACAACACTTTTGGAAAAAATTGAATCTGCTATATCTGCATACGAAAGATTTAAGAGCTCATTTGTTGGTGGTGCGTTACTTGACGTATCTAACCTTGTAAACCCTGCTGTAGCTGCTGGAAGACTTACAACAGGCAAAAATATGGTAAGTGCACCTAACACAACAAACTACTTTAATATCAAGGGCGCTATAGACCCACAAGCTACAGCTAGAGCCATAGTTAAAGTACAAACAACGGCAACAAAAACTACAGGTATTAAACCATTTATTCCAGGTAGGTAACTATGACTGTATATACACCGACCTACAGAATTACTATTGCTGGAACTGTTCAAACTTCTACAACCCTTGAAGATGCAACCATCACTTATGGTCGCAATGATTTTTTTGAAGCAACCCAACCAAGTTACTGTAACCTAGAACTATTAAACCTTGACGGCACAAGCCCACTAGTAGAACTATTAGACACAATAATAATTGAAGTTACCAACTCAACAGGTGCTTATGTCAAACTATTCACAGGTGAAGTTTCAGGTGTTTATAACAGATTTGAAGGCGCTGGTTTAGGTGGTAAACCTAATACTTTACAAATACAAGCAATTGGCGCGCTTGGGTTACTTGTTAAACGTTACGCAGGTTCTGTTGCTTACCCAGAAGAATTAGACGGCGCACGAATTCAACGTATTCTTGAAGAAACTTTATATGTTGCTTGGGAAGACATAAGTAACACATTTACTTGGAATGATTTTACAACTGAAACTTGGGCTAATTATGGTGTGCAAGGCATAGACACAATTGACCCTGGGCGTTATGAAGTACTAGCTAGACCAGCAGAAATCGAACAAGCGTATAACTTGACAGACACAACCCAACAATCAGCTTTAGGCTATTTATACGATACACCAGAATTTGAAATTGGATATGCCGATGCTGAAAGAAGAAGCGCTAACTACACAACTAACTTAATAGAACTTGACGCAAATCTTGTAAACGCTGACATACAAACAAGACTACAAACAGCAGACATTGTTAACAGCGTTGTTATCCAATATGATGACCCAGTTTTAGAAGTCGCAGCACAAAACGACACCTCTATAAATAACTATGGGTTGTTAGAAGAAGTTAGGTCAACAATTCTCGCTCAAACAGCAGACGCTACAGAACAAGCTACAAATTTTGTTAATTACAGAGGAACACCTAAAGTCTCATTAGAAGAAGTCACAGTTAACCTGGCTCATTCAGATATGACAAATACAGTTAGAGATAACCTTTTAGGTGTCTCAATGGATACCCTTTTATATTTAGACAATATCCCAGTAGGTCTAATAGCCGAAGGATATAATGAAGGCTTTGTTGAGGGTTGGACTTGGACATTAGGGCGCAAGAACCTTGAACTTACTATGTCTGTTTCTAACTCAATTTACTCGACTTTAGATGTACAATGGGAAGACTACAACTCTGTTATTCAATGGCAAAACTTGGATAATGCTACTCGTTGGCTTGACGTTATTTAAGAAAAGGATAAACTAGAACAATGGCAACTACTACCCCTAATTATGGCTGGGCTGTACCAACTTCAACTGATTTGGTAAAAGACGGCGCTACAGCTATTGAAACCCTTGGTGACGCTATTGACGCGTCTATGAATACAGCTCTTGGTACTAAAAAGGCTGGAATGGTTTTACTGAATACAACTAGTTTTAGTGGAGTAGCGAGTCAAGCAATTCCTGTTGGAAGTTTTAGTGCAAGTTATGATTTTTATCGTATTGTTTGTGATTTTACTGCTGCAACTTCTGATGCTGTAATTTTTGTTAAAATGCGTGCATCTGGTACTGATTCAAGCGCATCATATTTTGGTGCAGTTGGTTATATAAACGTTAGTGGTGGAATGGGTTCAAGTGCTGTAAATAATGGTTCTAATGGTTGGCAAATAACAGAAGTAGATGCTGGAACTGCTTCAAATCATATTGTTGGTTTTACTATGGATTTTTTAAGACCTTTTAGCGCTTTATACACTTTGATGCAAGTTAATGCTAATGCTACTGATAGTGCTGGCAATGTTTACAATAATTTTGGTGGGGGAATGCACAAAGTCTCTACTTCATACGACCAAATAAATGTTATTGCAACAGCAGGCAATATTTCTGGAAAAATTCAAGTTTATGGATATAACCAATAGGAGTTATGACAATGGCAAAATCTAAAGAAGAACAAATTTTTATTGGTGACGGCGACCAAGTTATTGAATTAACTGGCGCAGATAAAGAAGCATTTATTCTACAACGCGAAGCCGATAATGCAGAACGCGCACTACTCGAAGCCGAGTATAAAGCCAAACAAGAAGCCAGAGAATCTGCTATCAAAAAGTTAGCAGAAATAGCAGGACTAACAAAAGACGAACTTAATGCAATCCTTTAACTACAAACAAGTATCACTAGCTGCAATTGCTTTCTTAGCAGCTTGGCAAGCAACAGACTTCGCCCTTGACTATCGTGCTGTATTAGGTGCTGTCGTAGCTGCTTCAATGGGAGCTATGAACCCTAATGTTAAAAGCAAGATTAAGTAAAGCAGCTGAGCAATTACGCTCGGAAATAAATAAAAAATACCCTAATCGCGATAAACGTAGTGACGGCTGGATAGGCGACACAGCACACAACGCACGTAAGTCAGACCACAACCCAGATAAACAAGGTTGGGTACGTGCTATAGATATTGACTCAGACCTTGTTAAAGGATCTAGTAAAGAGTCTTGGCTATTAGCCGAACAGATTAAGACAATTGCGCTTAAAGGCGACAAAAGAGTCAGTTTTATTATTCATCAACACCGAATAGCCTCAGCACGTCAGAACTGGGCTTGGCGTGTTTACAAAGGTTCTAACCCTCACGTGTCTCATCTTCATATATCCTTTACTAAATCGGGCGACCTTGACGGAAAGGTATTTGGGATATGAGTAAACCTAAAGCAAAGAAAACTGTTATTGAATTACCAGATGTTATGGCTAGTGAACTTGTACGAATTATTAACACAGCTCACGAAGAAGGCAAACTAATAACGGGCTTCGTCACTTGTTTAGAGCTTTTTGACGGGAAGAAAAAAACTATAAAAATTGTTGCTAACCAAGATATGCCACAACACTCAGTATTTGGCATTATTAACTATGCAGCTGAAAAGTACCAATTTACTGTTGCACCTGACGAAGATGAAGATGATGATTTCTATGATCCAAATTGGTTTGACGGACAATGATAAACGAACTAATTGGCATTATTGGTTTACTTGTTACTATTCTTGTTTTGACAATTAGAGCAACTGTTGAAATAACTAAAATGAAATCGCAATTGTTTCCTAATGGTGGAAGTTCTTTGGCAGATAAAGTGACACGCCTACAAATAGATGTTGTCAAAATTCGTAGTACTATAGATAGTATCAGTACAGAGTTAGGTAAACCTAAACGAAAGAGGTAACGTATTAAGCGTTACGTAATTATCTCAGATTTGCAATATCCTTTTATTAAGAAATCGTACGTTGAAAGCCTTTTAGATTACATAGATTACGTTAAACCAGACAAACTATTATGTGTTGGTGATGAATTAGATTGCCAAACCATATCAACTTACGCACGTGGTACAGCCCTAGAATTTGAAGGTTCACTACAAAAGAATATAATTGGACTTAAAGGCTTACTCAAAGAATTCCGTAGTGCTATTGGACGCAGTAAGCCTTTTTTAATCCAACGAAGCAATCACACAATTCGCGTAGAAAAATATGTTGCAAGACACGCACCAGCCTTTGCAGTACTTGACGCAATCAAAATAGAAAACCTCTTAGGTTACAACGACAAAGACATAAACGTTACATACAACAGATCATTAACCGAAGTTGCCAAAGGCGTAATAATGGGTCACGGCGACGAAGGCAGACTTTACAATCACGCAGGACAAACAGCTCTTGGACTAGCTACAAGAACAGGTAAGAATGTTGTTTGTGGTCACACTCATAGACAAGGTATTGCTTCAGCCAGTCACGGCTTTGGTGGCAAACTTGACACACTTTGGGGAATGGAAGTTGGACACCTTTGCGATCTAAATTCCGCTGGTATGCGTTATATGAAAGAAGGGCACGCTAACTGGCAGGCAGGCTTTGGAATCTTATATGAGCAAGACGGACAAGTTAAACCTGAACTTGTGCCTTTTAATAAAGACGGCTCTTTTATTGCCGAAGGCGAACTCTGGCGCTAAAGCCGTTATCAAATTGTTATAATTCAATGCCGTGTTTTGACACACTCTTGTTCTAGCCTCTTTCTAACGAAAGGGCAATATGGATAAACAATGGTATCCAATATCAACATTATTACAACACGCTTACCACACTATGGATCATTACCACCGAACAAGGTGCATATTTGAACCATTAGTATGCGTTGGCGATTGTGAAAACAAAATGCAACAGCTACAAGAATTCTACGGACTATTTATAGGAGTAAATTAAATGGATTATTTAAAGGATTACATTGAGGTAAAAGACAGAATTCAATTATTTTATGCCAAGTTCCCAGAAGGCACTTTGCACTTTGAATACAAGGGAATACTTGAATTTAATGGTGAAACCTTTATTTATGGTAAAGCCTTTGCTTATCCTGATCGCGAGAAAATGAATTACGCAAGTGGTTGGGCTATGGAAAAAGTTCCTGCTAAAGGTTTTGGACGTGGTTCTGAAATGCAATTGCTAGAGACTTCCAGCTGGGGACGTGCAATTGCAGCTCTTGGAATTGCAGTAACAAAAGGTATTGCGAGCAGAGAGGAAGTGCAAAAGTATATGAAGTCAGAAAATGACCCTTGGCAGACCCCACCAGATAGCCCTACAAAGCCCACAGAGGGCAAAATAAACCAACAAACCCTTATACAGGTATCTGGACAAGGGCAAGGCTTAGAAATGAGCCATTTTGGCAATTATAGGGTTGCTACAGAAAAACAAATAAACTTCTTGCATAGTCTATGTAAACGTGTTTATACTGACTGGGATAAAGACAAGCTACTGAAATATCTGCAATTCTTAAGTAAAGAGCAGGAGTTTGCAAAGTTAGAATTTGCCCCATACACCATTGTTAAAAATCAACTAGACAATCAACAGTTGCTTGCAGACAATTTAGGTGCTTGGTTAAGCGCTTCTAAACTTCCGTCATCTCACGAACAAAGTGAAATGGCAACAGCAGATTGGAAGACAGACCAATTTTAGAGATATTTTTATTAAACCCATATTTTAATGACGTTGAGCTACTACCAAGCGACTATCGGAAAATAGCCGTTTGTGAGTCGTCATTAAATCCAGAAGCTGTTAATCGAACAGGCAAGTTCAGGGGCTTGTTTCAATTCGATTTACGGAGTTGGGGTTATGTCGGGGGTACTGGAGATCCCGCTAGAGCTTCTGTTCGTGAACAACTCCTACGCGCGCAGAAGCTCGTTAAGAAGCAAGGATTTGCAAGAGCGTTTCCACAATGTTCAAAGAAAATGGG